TGTTAAACTTCCACCACCATTAGGACAGCCACTTAAAAAATAGTCTCCTGCAGGTAAACTAAAATTAGAATTTAAAATAACTGGATTCCCGCCTCTCTGAGAACCATCTGCACTTACTTCAATAACGCCTCCTTCCCAATTAATAGTATACCCTACGCCGGCAGTTGCAGTTTGAAGAGAAAATAAATTATCAGACCCTTCTCTCATAATCATATCAAGAACCTATAAGACCTAAGTATCTCTACTATCAATTCTATTCCAAAGTTCTCTTAATCCATTTATATCAAGAGCTTCCATTTATTTAACCCCCTTTATTCTAATTAAATCCGTACTCATCAGAACGATAGTACTTAATCCAATATTTTTCTTGCGCCGGCTGTCTATCTTTCCCACAAACCTCAATCACTTCAAAGGTAAAATTTTCTAAGCCCTTCTTCATCATTTCATCATAAAGAAGTCCATTAATCTTATCAATGCCGCAGCCTCTCTTTGCGTGAGTACGCCAACGCTCCTAAAAATTTACGGTTCTTCCTATATATGATTTCTCAGTAGTCAAATCTGTAATCTTATAAATTCCACCCTTATTCAAGTTCTCACCTAAAACTTTTTTAAACAAGGCTTCCATTGGAGTTTTATAAAAAGATTCCCAAATTACCTTATAAATTACAGTTGGCTTAGAGAAAGACATAGCAAGACTTCTAAGTTGCTCTAAATCATGCCGTGCCGGCGCATCAAGGTTAATATGATAGAAATCAATCTAACTTTTAACCTCATTCTCTTTTTTAATTCTGTCAATAAGCGCAGACTTCTAGTTCTCATAGGCTTCAATTTCTTTAGTCAATTCCGCCCTTTTCAAATCTATCTCTGCGCTGTAGGCTAAAAAATCTTCGGTTAAACCTTTCTCCTTATGTCCATAAGCAACCTTTAGCTTTTCAATTTCTGCATTTTTCTCATCTTCATATGCTTTAATCTCATCTAAAGTTTTCTTTCTCATTTCTTGCTGTTCTTTAGATTCAGCTTCAACCCATTTCCTTTTAATATCTTCATATTCATTAGCTAAATGTTTAACTTCTTTTTCATGCTCTTCAATAGCCCTACTTAATTCTTCATTTAGCCTACCCTTTTCTTGATTATAATAACTCTATCTCTCATCAAGAGCCTTATTAAGGTCTTGGATTTTTTGCTGAATTTCTTCTGTCATCTCTTTCTCACATGTATCTTTCTTTTCAATTAAGCCTTTAATTGCCTAATTCTAATTTTTGTTAAATGTCTCTCTTAATTCGTCAATATTAGAAGGAGCTTTATTAATGAGGTAATAAGATAATACCCCACTAATAGCCCCCACAATAATTGCAATTACTATCATCAATTTAAATCCCTCACATTGATTTTCTTTTTATTACCTTCCTTATCATACTCCCACATAGCCCCAATACCATCATACATAACCAGTTCTTTGCCACAAGTTGCGCACTTAGCAGACTTAATCAAAACTTCAGGATGTATGTCAATAGAATAGGTCACATGAGAATGTGGTGCTGCCTTTCTAAGTTTTCCGTCATTTATTTGATTTTCTTCATAATGTTTTTGAAACCACTTACCTACAATTTTTCTTTCTTCTGGGTCAAAACCATAGAGAAATTCTCCACGCTTCCATTCTGCCAATTCACTTTTCAAAGCTTGGATTTCAGCTTCAAGCTGGACTTCTCTTGCAGTTTTATTTTGTTCCAATTCTTCTTTTAAACCTTGAATTTTTCTGCTCTTTTCCTCATCTCTTTTTTGCATATTCTGGACAAGGCTAATAACAGAATTAATGTGCTGTTCAAGTTCTTTCTTCTCCATATCACTTACCCAATCCATTTACTTCACTCCTTTTCTATGTGCAATATAATTTTCTCTCAATACCTCATAGATTATAGAGTCATGAACCTTGCCATCAAGCAATTTCACATTTTGATGGAGATAACCTACTCTGCTGCCGCCATAGCGTTTAATGAAAGCATCATAACCTCTAATAGCAGGATTATCAGCATAAGCCCACCACTCAATTCGGTTAAAATTAAACTTCATAAAAATGTTGTCAATAGCTTCTCTTAAATCATAAGCGTAGGTGACGCTGCCGCCCGGCACAAAACTAATTGCACCAAAGCCAACAGTCGTCATAGCTTCCCAATCAACGCCGTAAGACACGTAGCCAAGAACATTACCATCCTCATCTACTGACGCAAAACAATGAAATTTTTCATTGTTATTAGGAATGTCAGGTACATTATTCATTGAACCATGAGTAAAGTATTGATATTTAAGGTCATAGAAAACTTCCTTAAATTTCTGTTCCAGTTGGTCCTTATATAAAATTGCAGGTTTAAGCATTAAGTTCCTCCTTTGATAGGTTCAATTGAGCCATCTTCTATTCCTCTTAAGTAAGCTGCCCAAGAACCATACTTCTCATTCATCTCATCACGAAAGGCTTCATACTTTAAAGTATAGGCATAAGAGTTTTTAAAAATATTACGAACAGCCTTAGAAAACTTAGGCTCATACTCATCAATTACTTCAACTTCTTTTTTCCATTCATTTGCGAATGGACAGCCAGTACAGCCAGTTCTTTTTAATCCATATTTTGTATAACATTCAGAGAGCTAAATTCCATAGAATTTATTATAAACTTCCTTATCTTCTTTTACAAGCCAAAATACAGGTCTAAATTCGTCTGTCTCTCCGGGTTTCATAGTAAAGCAAGATTTAATTGTTGCTCTTGCGCCACCCTCTGCTTTTCTAATACCTACACACTGAAGGTCAATTTGATTATGCTTCTTCCATTCTTTAGATAAATTCTTTTTTGCATGGATACAGCAATAATTAGAAATCTTAAAGTCTGGAGGATTAGCAACCATAAAGGGCTTAAGCCAACTTGCTTTCTTTATATTAAATTTAGAGCCATCTCCCTTTTCATTACACCACCATTGAAGAGCGGTTTTACAGTTTGGATAACGTTCATAGAGTACGTCAAATGGCTCATCTTCCCACTGGAAGTCATGGGATTGCAAACGATAGATGTAATCTGATACAGTTTTACTAAAGAAAGGTTCTCCCATTTTTTTAACCGATGCCGGCACAGGAATTTTGGGTCTACTTCTCTCAATTTTAATACCATATTTTTCTTCCAAATAGTCTAAGTGTCTCTTAGTTGCATCAAATTCAAGACCAGTATCAAAGAACACATAGTGAATGTTATTATTGTCTGCTTTACATTTCACAATCATATCCAACATAATATCTGAATCTGAACCGCCACTTAGACTTACGAGTATATTACTGTGTCTTTCTAAAATTACCTTACATTTCTAAAAAGCTTTAAAAATAGCGTCATTATCTGGAATATCAAAATCAAATCCATATAACTTTCCGTCCATTTACATCACTCCAGTTCATCTTTTTTAGGTTTTCTTCCACATCCTCTCTTTTCAGGACAATAGCCCAATATATCACATTTAGTCTTAAAGATTTTTTCTTCTTTAACTAAATATTCCCATTCATCAGAGTAGAAAGCTAAAGCATCTTCAATGTCTTTAAACAATTGTCTATATTCCCAAAAGGCTCTATTACACTTACGTTGCGCCGCCATATCAATAAGAGAACGAAGATTGGTACGACACACAACTTTAGTTTCCATGCCAAGCGGCAGTAACATGGTTGCATCTTCTCTGGGTATACCAATTTTTTCTAATTTAGAAATCGCTTTTGCAATATTCTCCATCACGTCAGAATAAATCCAACGAGCTTTCGCATTAGAGTCAATACTTGGCGGCATAATACAATTAAAATTAGTATAATCAACATAGCGAGTAGATGACTGTAATCGAGTCGGTGCACCTCCAATATGGGTATAGAACTCTCGAATTACTTTTGCGGAATATCCATCAAGTTCTAAATAAATTTGAGGAAATTCAAGTGCTCTGCCATGATTTGACCGAATACAATCTAAACCACGTCTATAATTTTTAAAGTGGTCTGTAGTATTTGCATTCCAACATAAGCCTGCATATTCTCCAATCATAGTGATTGGAATGTCGGTAGTATCAGTTCTAATTATAACCTTTCCCATATTATTCACGCTCCTTAATTTTAAACTGACCAATATCATTATGAGCAGTTAATGACCTTGTAAGTAATTCAAGTCCAACAAACTGCCAAAATGAAAGCTGAGGAAGTCCAAAAATTGCAACAGCGATTACTTTCCAAAGCCATAAATAAAAAGTTGTAAGTGCAAACCAAATTGCGATTGCGAGCAATAATAGCCCAAAGAATTCTCCAACCGTAGAAATTTTAAATAACTCCATAATCAATTTCTCCTTTAATCATAAGTTAAAATATTGTTAATTAAAACTGGAATATCAGTATAAACTATAGGTATAAAACCCCACCTATCAATACTAATATCAAGACATTTGTCCTAATAAACTTCTTCCTAATTTAATAAAGACCCTGCGCCGGCACAGTAATTTTTTCTATCCTTTTCCCGTTTAAGCTAATCAGCATTAATTGGCAATACTACATTAACTTCTTCACCTTGAATTACGCCCGGAACAAACCCAGAAATTTGATAGGGCTGATTTCCAGTTATAAATTTAAAACGTTCAACCTCATCACTGTTCCTAAAAGAAATATCCATAATACGCTTTTTTCCTTTCAGCGTATCAAAAATTCTTTTAACACTTGCAGCCTCCTTTGAAGGTGTAATAATTCCAGTTAAAAGAACCCAATCTTCATCAGTAATGACAGAATTCCAACCTCTAATAATATCCTAATCTCTTTCATCAGACTCTTTAATTTTTAAGTCCGAAGCTACATAAACCATTTACTTTCACCTCTTTCTTTTATCGTACCTATATTATCTCACAATTTTTTAAAAAAATCAAATAAATAATAAAAGGGTGACGTTGCGCCGCCACCCTAAAATTTGCGTGATTCCCATATTGTTTGTTGCTCTTATTCTTGTTTCCCTTTAAAATTGAAGGTTGCCAATCTTCAAAGCCCCATACTCTATGGGTTAATTCTCATTTATAATAACATTAGAATAAGCATCTGCATAAGAAGTAATGCGATAGCACTCTGCTTCACTGCTACAGAACACATCAATTACTCCCCACTTACAACCGCAATCTTCAACGGTATAATAACCTTTAATGGTATCTCCATCAATGTAAATTACATCACCATAAGAAAGTCCTAATTCCTTACGTTGAGCATTATTCATAGCAATTGTGTGGTTTGTTTTTGGGGTCTTACCACTGGCAGTCTGACTATCGCCATAGTATCCAGTAATACGGAAATTTCCAAGATAATCTGCACTCATACTGGATGCCCTCTCATTCCGTTCAGCCGTAGTCTCAACAACATATGGAGTTACAATCTCAATATCTGGATTACACTCTGTACATTTCCGAGCTTCAAGACCACTGGTGTCTTCAATTTCATAACAAGTTGAATCTACCCAATGGCAAGTTGAGCGATGAACGTAGTATGTGCTTGGTTTGTAAACGACAAATTCTCTTTGTCTTGTTTCTTTTTCTGTTTCTGTCTCTATTTGTGTCTCAACTGATTCTAAAAAATCACTTACATTAGTGATTAAAGCATCTACAATTTCTTCTGCCTTTTCAGCAGTTGTAGGTTCAGTTGGTTCAGGTTTAACCTCATCAACAGTCATTGTAGTGGTTTCCTTTGAACTTGTTGTGCCGGCGCAACTACAATTAGTATCACACAGACAAGTAGTACTTACTTCATTAGTAGTAGTATTAATAGTAGTACTACTGGCTAACTCTGTTGTGGCGGCAGAGGTTTCACCACTTGTAGTTTCACTGGTTGTGGTTGTAGTGTCACTACTTGTGGTTGTTTCAAAAGTAGAAGTAGTTGAAGTTGAAGTTGTCTCA